GGATTGGTCCTGGTATAATCTGCCACGATCTTGGCTAGTTCTTCCTTAGTATAGTCCTTGAGATCATAAGTCCTCTTGCTAACTGGACCCGTGATCACAGGTTCTTTTTTATCAGCCACGGAAGGTTTGGCTTTCTTCTTTGGTCCTATGTCTCCTAGATACTTACTTTTTCTACCCATCTCACTCCTCCCCTCTTCTTTGTGCTTTGCCAGCTAAGTAGACTTCCAATCTCTTGGCCATCTTCTTAGGATCAACTCCGAGTTTGGCAGCCATTGCTTTTCCGGAATCATCCAGTTCTGATTCCCCACCAGCTGGAAGACCAGAACCATCTCTTCCTCTGACCACTGTCCCACCCTGTTGTGAACGTCTCTGTGCTTCGGGACTTCCGAAGACTCCGGTAGTGAACTCCTTACCTTCAGCCCTCATATCCTCAGCAACTGCAGCAGCTGACATAGCTAATCCAGCTGGGTGATCAAATAAACCCCGGGACTGCATATACATAGCCGTCCTGACAAAGAACTCGGATTTAGGATTGTTAAGATCTGGGTATCTCCTTCTAGTTTCAGCCTTAACTTCCCTAGCCGTTATAGCTCCTTCTACTACTCTACTCACCTGCTTAGGATTCATGACTATACGAAGAGCCTTAGTTCCCTCTCCAGTCATCATCATTCTATTCAGGTCTTCCTCGGTGTATTTCGTCCCATCAATCGGATCTACGAACTCACCAGGTTTTTCTCCATCCTCTTCCTTTTCCTTACCACCAGATTCGGACACCTGCTGAAGAGCAGCAGTGGCATCATCCAGCTTTCTCTGGAGTTCCCCAGACATCTGTTTATAAGGAACTCCACGTTCATCAAGGATATCAGAAGTCTTTAACTTAACTTCTTTACCACCAACGTTAATCGTTACATCTTGATCTTGTACTCCCCCACCACCTGCAGCTGCGGCAGCTGCTGCATCATCCATTGCCTTCTGATCTGCCGCTGCCTTCTGGTCTGCAGCATCATCCCAATAGACCCGACCCATACCTATGATCGGACCTATCCTGGCCATACTTCGTCTACCTGCTCCCGCACCGGTAGCATTACCAATACTAACGGGAGCGCCCTTCATGATCATATCAACCTCCCTTAACTTTAACCATACCTTTTTCGGCTATGGTTCTTGGATCTTCAACTATGAGCCTGTTAAAAAGCTTTGCACAGTCAAAGAATCCTTTGTGCTTGTCGAAAGTCTCCTTAGTAGCATTGTTAAGGTTATTCTGAGCATTGACCATTATAATCTGAGTCTTTTCGACAAGATCATCCCAACCCAACGAGTTTACCATATCCCTGATTCTTTCTGTTACATTCTCTTCCCTTCGTTTCATCGCTATCTCCTATTGCATTGAAGGAGGTCTCCCGGTAGGCGTTCCCGACTGCCTTTTACCTTGAGATATCTCCATGATTTCCTGTATCTTCATTTGCTTCAGCATTTGAATCACCGGCTCGGGAAGCATGTACTTATCCATGTTCCTCTTTCCAAAGGATGTAATAATATCCTTGGCCAATTCATGCTGTGCATCTGGATTCTCCTGAATCATCGGGAACTTCATAAGGATATCGGCCATCTGAACAGCATCCTCTCTTTCAATAGCCTTGTTCCCGGTAGTTAGAGTTCCCAGTATTACAAAGTCAAAGTCATACTGAGCCATGAGATAACGAGAAGGTGCCGTAAAGAATACTGGAGTCTTCAGAGCTATCCCCTGTGGATCGTATAACTTTCTGAATACAGCGTTGTCTGGAATGTTGAACTTGTACAGATTGTAGATATCATGAAGTAGATCACTGAAGATATCTTGAAAGTTAGCTATTCTCTCTTCATGTTTGATATTACCCTCGCTCAAGACCGCCTTAACCTCAAAAGCAGTCTTGCGCCCGGTAGTCTCTTGACCCATGTGCGGGGCACTTATCCCTGATTGGCGCTCGACAAGTTGTATCAATAACATGATACTACTGTCAGCTAACCTAGCGGTTGGAGGGAATTGCGCAGGCTTGGCATCGTTGATATCATCCAAAGGTATCCAGACCCCGGGCGCTAGTTTATGATCTTCAGGCTTAAACGAACTTCCATAACGATAGAACCCCCAAGGAAGAATCTGAAGCATCATACAATTGACCGACATGTTAAAGATCGTGTTCAACGCCGTCCTATAAGGATATAGCATCTCCACAACCCCACGGCCATAAACATTCCCAGAGGATTTGTAACGGAACCACCTAAACGGTCTCTTACCATCGTAATAAATATCTATGAGCTTTATAGCTCGTATGATCTGCTTGGCCTCTATAGCCCAGGTGAATATAACCTCTTCTGCAAATTCGGTAGCATTGTGTTTCCATTTGCAGTATACCTCGGCACACTTTAGAGTCTTGATCAAAGACTCCTGTTGTTTCTCTCTTCCACCACGAGGAGCATCTTTAGGAGCTTCTCTCTTCTTAAGAAACTCTTTTAATCCTTCAAGCTTACCCGGATCGTAAGATTCATCATTAGCGAATAACTCATCCAGCTCGTTTTCATCAACCTCAAACAAGTGCATGATATGATGCATCTTCTGAACATCCTCGGGTGAGTTATCAGGAACTAGTATTTGATTAAGAGGAACTATCTCCACGATAGGTTTCTCATCCACTATTTCTTGGACATCTATAGTTATACGAGAAACTGGACGAGAGAACATATTCATGAATGGCGCCCTGAAGTTTACATTGGTAGTGTCATTCTTGTAATACCTGACATTAGAGCGCTGCCTGTCCCACCTTCTCTTAGTAACACAGTTCCCTAACTCTACAGTATCCTGAGTTATCAGATCAGCCACCTTCTCTATATCCACCTGCTGATCTAATCCAGCTGACATCATATCCTGAACTTCTTTCTGAATCTCCTCAGCTCCCAGATTAAGAGGGACTGTAGCGAATGCTGGTTTACCACCTATGGTGGACATCTTGAAACGAGCCTTGATATTATCCACGGCCATTTCAATTATCCCCAGATCTACGTTACTAGAATCTTTCCAGGGGAATGAAGTTTGGGGCATATAACCTAAATAAGCCTGATGCCAGTCCTGGCAATTCTTCAAGAAGTTCTTTCTGATAGTACTATCAATATCCCGAGAATACCATTCATTCAGAGACTTAAGAACAACTTCATCATCAATGTCAATAGGAACTATCTTAGCCCTAGGATATTGATCTACCGGGTTTTCCACCTCAGTATCCTGAAACTCAGCCCCACCTAGTTGTTCACCAACTCCCCGATTTGGATCTACCGGCTGTTCTTGCCCAGGCGCCCCCGATAAGGCTTGTGTCCCCAATCCGGCTTTGAGTGGGTCTTGCCCGAAGACTCCCCTATACCCTTCTGCCATTTCTTACCTCTCTTCTTAAAAGTTGGATCTGTTAGATCCGGTGCATTAGCACTGAATAGTGTCATTACTTTACTCCCATGATTGAATACTTAGCTTCTGGAGTGAAGTCCTTCCTACCTCTGAGATTCAATGCTTTCATTCTATCGAACATATCGATTCTTAATCTGGATTCTCCGATTGAGTATCTACATCCACTACCCCTTCCCGTTTTAAGAAACTCAAGAGCCAATTTAGCCCTAACTCTCTTAACAGTTAAATAAGGAAGTAATAGTCTTAGAAATCTTTCAGCATTATGAGATGGACATCTCCACTTATAATAAGGCTTGTGCCAAGGTTCATTCTCTCTAGCCTGATAACAAAGGTGTCCCCCAAAATGTTTAACAAAGATTAACAAGGGCTCGTCCCAAGTATTTGACAAACCAATCTTGATACCAAAGCCAGCCCGACAAATATCACCTTCTTTTCTTCTGGGGGTGATGCCAACATTTCCCTCTCCATCAAAGAATCCTGCCATCCAAGCTTTATTCTCTAAAGTAATCATCCTCTTACTCCTAATATAGAGTATCTAGTTTCAGGGGTAAAATCGCGCCAGTTGCCTATTCTCCCCGCTTTGGGTTTAGATTGACTGATGGCTGCCTCGAATAAGTTGTCCGCAATATAACCAGCCGCATCCATCATGTGCTCATAGAATCCATCCTTCTCTATCTCATCCTGTTGAAACTTCTCATTGTTAGCCGGTTTCTTAAAATGATACCCACCGCTGAGGGCATCAATGCAAACTTTACATCCTCTATCTATCATAAGGGCTGGAAGACCATCCACTGTCTTAGTAAGAAGTCTAGCTATGATCTCACTCCTCTTGATCGGATTAGACTTCCTGTAAATAGGAAAGATCTTATGCGCCCTGAGAATATCTATACTAGTCTGCTCTCCAGTCTTATCATTCCTCTGATCTCCTGCACAATCACAGAAGTCCATGAAATAGGAATTGGGAAACTCCACAGATGAGACGAACTTACTGTCCTCGGCGAACTTGTTTACCGTTATGGACACCCCCAACTTCTCCTTCAACCAAAGCCACCTTCCCTTGCTGTCCACTGTAGTGCATAGAAAGGCCGGATGATTGAACCCGAAGTCATAACCCCGGAAGATATGAAGTTTAGGGAACTTGCCAGCAGAGTCCAGAGTTCTCCAGTAGGGAGTTAGGTCCCTGACATGTTGAGATTCCATGAACATTGGGAAGACTGGTAGGCCTGCAGAAGTGAAACCGAATTCACCAAGTAAGTATTTCTTAATCCACTGGGGAGGATAGTTACTCTCCAAGTCTTCGATATACCCCTCAGGTAAATTGATCCTGTTCTCATAGGTAGTCATTTTGAATAACTCATACATAGGAGGACCAAGGTGAACAAAGTACTTCTCTATCCAATGGCCAGTGTTAGGGGGATTAGTAGTAAGGAAGCCACATATATGATTGACCCCCTGGAGCTTTTGCCGCAGCCTGCCTTGAAGAGTAAGGAATATATCTTCACTAGTTTCAGAAGCCTCGTCTATCCAAAACCCACCTAGCTCTAGAGACTTGAGTTTCATTGGGTCATCTAAGGAACGAAATAAGACTTCAGAGCCATTGATGAGGATAAGGTGATTCTCCGTCTTAGAGAATGATTTGATAAGTTCATGAGGAAGGCAATCGAAGAAGGTGCGCATAGTTGTATCACGTAATTCAGGATAGGTCTGTCTAGCAATAAGGAAGAGAATACCTGGATTCTCCAAAAGGATAAGGATACACTCTTGAGCCCCAGCACGTGTCTTACCACTACCCAGGCCCCCAAAGAGACAACGGAACTTACTCTTTGACTTGTGGAACCTCGATTGTGTTGGAAGAGGTTTGTAACTTATCGTTACCTTTGACACTGTTTTCAACATTGGTCCCTCTGACTTTAACATTGGACTCCCTCATATCGTTGATTCCTTCAAAATTGATATCTATCTTAGAAGCCGCAAGAACGGTTGGAGTATCAGCATATTTATCCTTACGCCTGGTTTTGAGTAAAAAGATCCTTTCCACTATTGAATTAGGTAGGAGAGCATGTTTCTTAGTTGTTTCCTCGATTTCATCAATCAACCTATCTTCTATGATTTCAAGGATTAAGTTGAGAGAAGGATACATATTACGAGCCCTGTAGTAGTGTCCCCGAGAGATACCACTGTAATCACATGCCTTTGCCACATTTTGATAAAACCGAGTATAGGAGTAGCAAAACCGTTTCCATATCTTTATCTCTGCCGTTCCATATTTTGCCCACTTACTATCATGCCTCTTTCTATTCTCAACTTCTATCTCTTGCTCAAATTGTGGCCATAGGTCATTTATTTCATACTTCAGCCTCTCTGCCTTGCCCTCATATACAGAAACTCTATCTTTCAAGTACTTACCTTCAAACTCTAAGGTGGTATTGTTCTCTGATAATTTCATCTCTTTGCTCTCTTTGGAGATTGTGGAGGGTGCTAGTTTACTATGGGTGGGGGTCTTCGGGGTCTCGTGGGGTAAACGTTCTCGTCTCTTCTCATCACCTATATGAATGATAGGTCCGAGTTTACCCAATCCCTGAGTTGAATATATATGATTCCTTCGCCTACCCCTTTTCATCTCATCCCTTTCTTTCAGAAGTGATAATGATACGAACGCGGTGTCAGTTCAGATATATTATTTAGAGTGAGTGATGAATTTTTATTACCCATATTTACTCCCCTCCCTATTACCCCTTCCACGAAGTAATATATACCAGCTATTCCTAAAAAGTAAACGAAAAACTATCAGCTCGAGACAGAGGAGAGTATAACCCCTTGCAAGACAAGGATTTAGCACCAATCAATTTTTACAAAATAATGATAGAATTATATGGACAAGTTATAATAATATGGTATAATTATTAGTGAAGGTAATAAAAATCACCAAAAGAAAGGAGGTGATACTAAATGAAAAAGATAAAAATCCAGAAGACAGAGGAAGTAGGAGTCAGCAAACAGAATGAAATTAAAAAACTCCTGGCTGAACATAAAACCCTTACCAAAGTTAGTTTTGGGAGAGGGAGGCAAATCAGACGGAGACTGCGTAGGTTAGGATATTATTTATCTAAGGTCTGATAGTATTAGATAAGTAATACGTAGTATTGATAAGTATATAGTATAGAATGGGATGTAAAGAATAAGAGATACAGAGATAGCTAAGTATATACAGAGATAGCTAAGTATATACAGAGATAGCTAAGTGTATACAGAGATAGCTAAGTATATACAGATACAGGAGAGAGATATGTGTATAGAAAGAAGAGAGAGAGATAAGATACAGGATAATCAGAGAGAGCTGATATCTATTATACATCCAGATACAGAAGTAGAAGATATACAGTTAGCTCT